AACAAACAGTTTTAACGAGGTCACTTAGGTGGCCTTTTTTTATGCCTGTAAAAAGGCAAGCGCCCATTAGGGCTTATGCATAAAGGTACAAGAAAATGAACGAAGAAATGCTCCAAGATGATGTAACTGAGTCGGTAGATGATACGCAAGTCGAAGATTCACAAGATGTTGCAGAGTCGCAGGAAGTTGCACCCAAGAACGACGATTTTGTCGAGTTGACCCCTGAACAGCAGAAACGTGTAAACAAGCTGACTTGGGAGAAAAACGAGGCTATTCGCAAAGCTAAGGCGCTTGAGGAAAGGCTTAATGCTCAATCTCAAGAGGTGAAGCCAGTAGAGCAATCTGCTGCATTTTCCCCGCCTGATCCTGATTTGTCTTACTCAGACCCTGATGCTTATTCACAGCAATTAACTGAGTGGCAAAACAATGTCGTGAAAGCGGCGAGAGAGGAAGCAGCGCGAGCGGCAAGGTCAGTCGTTGATGAGACAAAGACAGCAAGCGAACAAGCAGCACAGCAAGCAAAACAGCAGGAGAAGATTAACGGGTACGCGCAACGCGCCATAGAGTCAGGGCTTGATGCTCAGAAACTCTATGATGCAGAGCAAGTATTTGTTGCTTATCAGCCTAGCCAAGATTTGCGGGATTACATTCTTGCAGATCCTAACGGCCCGCACCTTATGAATTATCTGGTTGACCATCAATCAGAGCTTGAATCACTTGTCACTTTGCCTCCAATGCATGCGGCCCTCAAGCTTGAGCAGTTACGAGCTAAGGCGCTAAACGCAAACAAAGGCACGAAAGCCCCTGACCCACTAGAGCCTTTAGGCGGTCGCGGTATGGTTGAAGATGAATCACCACTCCTTCGGGGCGCAACTTTTAGTTAATTTAATTTTGGAGCAATACAATCATGGCTAACAATTTTGATAGCAATTTCAGTCGAAAACTAAGCGCATCTTTGCTTAAAGGTTTTGAATCAGAACGTAACCTTTCTAAAGATGTTAATACTCAACTTTTGGACGGTAAATTCAACCCTGATTCGGGCGAGAGCACAGACTTTAAGCGTCCTACTGACTACAAAACCTCACGTACTGCGACAGGTGATGTGTCAGGCGAAACAGCGTCTTCAATCATCACAGGCAAAGCGACAGGTACAGTGCAAGATTACATCACTGTATTTGTTGATTTCAACGAAGCAGATCAAGCACTCAAAATGGGTAACATTGACGATTTTATGAAGCCAATGGCTCGCCGTATCGTTACTGACCTAGAGCTAGACTTTGCTGATTACATGATGAAGAACTCAGGCTTGCTTGCGGGTACTGTAGGCACAGCCGCTTCAACTTGGGCGCACGTTGCGAACGCAGGCGCTACGCTTCAAGCTACTGGCGTTCCTCAAGGTGACTGGTGCTATGCGGTCAACCCTTTTACGCAAATTGCGCTAGCGGGTGATCAGCGTGGTCTAGGTGGTGAAACTGGCTCTATGACAGCTAACCAACAAGCGACCATCTCAAACAGCTATGCAGGGATGAAAGTTAAGACTGCTACCACTCTAGCGTCTTATACCACTGGCACAGGTGCAGACCGAGCGGGTACTTTGTCGGCTAACCCTACTGTGACTTATGTTGCAGCTAAGGACTCGATGACGCAGACGCTAACTGTTGCAGGCTTCCAAGCAAACCTAGTTGTGGCTGCGGGTGAGAAAATCACGATTGCGGGTCGTAATCGCTTGAACCTCTCTACTCGTCGCCCCGTGATTGACGCAAACGGCAACGAAATCCTGTTTTCAGGCACAGTTGTTGAAACGGTCACTCTTAGCGGTACAGGCACAGGAAGCCTTGTTGTAACTGGCCCTGCAATCTATGAGGCAGCAGGCCAATACAATACGGTCGATTCAGCGCCTGTATCGGGTGACGTTGTAACGCTTGGCGGTGCAGCATCTACTTTGATTCAGCCTAACTTGTTCTTCCACAAAGATGCATTCGCTATCGGCTCTGTACCGATGGAGAAACTGTACTCTACAGACACGCTTGCAACTACCAGTGACGGTTTGCAGTTACGTGTATCTAAGGGTGTGGGCTTCTTGGAGAACTCGAACAAGATTCGTATCGACTTCCGTCCTGCTTACGCAACTCTTAACCCGTTCTTTGCGGGTCATGGATTTGGTAGCTAGTGACTAAGGGGCTTCGGCCCCTTTTTTCTTCTCTCTTTTAAGGTTTCCCAATGATTAAGTACAAACGTCCAAGCGGCACAGAGATCGAAGTGGCCGACACGAAAGCCAATAAAGAAACGGCTGAAAGTTTAGGTTGGAAAGAAGTAAAAGAAGTGATTAAGGCGCAAGACCCAAAACCACGTAAGGCGGCTCAAAATGGCAGAAACAGCAAGCACAGTAATTCGTGATGCGTTACAAGAGATTCTAGTACAAGCGGCTGAGCAGCCTATTACGGCTGATGAAGGTCAGGGCGCTATGCGTCTATTAAATCGCATGATGGCGGCTTGGGTACTAGATGGCGTGGATCTTTCTTATACGCCAGTTGATTCGCTTAATGATGATATTACGGTAGTTGATGGTGCGTTAGATGCGATTGTTTTAAACCTCGCTATTAAATTGGCTCCACAATACGACAGACCTATTTCACAAGGCTTATACATCAACGCTAGTAGAGCATACGAAGCGATGCTTAAAACGGCGGTCGTTATCCCTGTTACTGAGTTCCCTGCAACCCTGCCTTATGGGTCAGGCAACGAGTCTTTAGGTTACAACTACTCTAATTTTTATACGGGGCCAACTGAATGAATCTGCCATTCACTAACGGCTTTTATCAGTCACGCGCATTACCTCTCTCAGCTCAACGCTGTGTTAATTGGTATAAGAATGTGTCAGAGGTCGATACCTTCTCACGCGAAAGTTTGTTTGGCACCGCAGGGCTAAGCCTAACGGAAGGCGGTCAGCCTTTAGAACCTAATCGTGGCGCTCACGTAATGAATGATGAGCCTTACTTTGTGAACGGCAACAAGCTCTATAAATTGGTTAGAACGGTAGCGGCTGATAATACTGAAAGCTTTAGTGTTTCAGAGATTGGCGCCATTACTGGTTCTGGTCGTGTTTCGATGGCAGATAACGGCTCTGAATTATGTATTGTTGTTCCTAATGGCGATGCATACATTTATGACGGGTCAACGCTTCAAACAATCACAGATGTAGACTTTGATGGCCCTTGCGAAACTGTCGTGTATATTGACGGTTACTTTGTTTTTAACAAAACAAACTCATCCAAAATATTCCACTCAGAGCTACGAGATGGCCTGTCATACAACGCTTTAGACTTTGCCGCTGCAGAGGCCGACCCTGATAGAGTAGTCGCGTTACACGTACACAGAGGCATTCTGTACGCTTTAGGCACTGAGACTATTCAGCCCTTTACAAACACAGGCGGTACAGAGTTCGCATTCTCGCCCATTAAAGGCGCGGTTATTAGTAAAGGCGTTCGCTCTAGATTCGCTGTTAAAAGCTTTGGCAATACGTTTGCGTTTATTGGTGGCGGTGAGAATGAAGGCGCGTCTATTTGGGCCTTTCAAGGCTCAGATGTAGCTAAGATTTCAACCACGCCTCTAGATTTCCTCTTACAGAATGCAACACCCGAACAATTAGATGAATGCTATGCCTTCGCTCATTCCTTGAATGGCGCTGAGTTTTGGGGCGTTACGTTTGGCGCTAGAACCCTAGTATTTGACCAAACAGCATCGAGATTATCAGGCCGCTTAGAGTGGCACGAACGATCATCAAGGATTAGTGGCGAAGATGTGCAGTGGCGTGTTGCTTCGATTGTCACGGCTTATAACAAAGTGTTTGTCGGTGACATTGAAGACGGGCGAATAGGCCAGTTATCAGATGACTTCTTTGATGAGTATGGCGAGTACATCGTCAGAACTACGTCAGGCCAACCCTTTGAGAATGGCGGGCAGTCGCTCTCTGTATCAAGAATAGAAGCCACGATGAACGCAGGGACGGGTACAGCGGATAACGAGGCGCGAATAGGGCTTTGTTGGTCTGATGATGGCGGTAGAACTTACTCAAATATGTTATTCAGAGGCTTTGGTAAATTGGGCGAATATGGCAAAAGGGCAATATGGCGCAGATTGGGCCGTTTTGGTAAGTACAGAGTGCTTTGCTTCCAATTTGCAGGCACAACAGACCCCACATTTCTTAAGTTGGAGGCTGAAGCGTCATGAGCGAATCACTCATACCGCCCTATCGTAGCAACCCTTTAGTTATGAGCAGCGGCACGCCTAGCCCTATTACAGCAGAGTTTTTAGAACAGGTCGCTAGAGTGCTAGCGCATGTTCAGATTGCGAGTGGTAGCGGAACGCCTGAAGGCTCTGTAACAGCAGGGCTAGAAAAGCTGTACCGAGATACGGTAACGAACACTCTTTACATCAAAACCACAGCCACAGGTAATACAGGATGGGCGGCAGTATAGACATTCACCCAACCCATAGTCAGGAAGAAATACTAACTGTTTTGTCTCATCCTGCTATATGGCCTTTAGTGTCAAAAGATGAATTTGACCCTAGCCAAGCATCTTTGCCTATGGGCTGCAATGACCACTATCTAGCGGTAACTTTAGATAATCAGATAATTGGCGTTAGTTACTTCACACAACGCGAGAACGGCTTAGTTGAATTTCACCCTTCTATCATTCCTTCATACCGAAAAGAGCACAAATTCGAAGCAGTCACGCGCTGCATGGAATGGGCTTTTAACAACGGAGCAAGCACTTTGCAAGTAACGATCCCAAACAAGCATGAGGGCGTTATTAAGTTCGCCCGCAAAGTAGGTTTTAACGAAATTCTGTGCGATGACATTTGCACCATACTAGAGGCTTCATAATATGGGCGGTTTTGTAGATAAGGCAATCGAGATTGGCACTCTCGGCATTGTTAAAGATGCTAGCGGCACTAAAGCAGCAAGTAAAGCGGCAAGAGATGCAGCAGCAAGACAAGGCTCATTATTAGCCGAAGGCTCTCAGTCTGGCATTGCTAACTTAAATGAGAACTTTCAGCCTGCTATGGATTACGTGCAAGGCGGGTTTGATGGCGCTCAGCAGCAAATAACAGGCGGGTATGGTCAAGCCTTTGGCGCTATGAATAACGGTTATCAAGGCGCTCAAGGAGCTTTGAATAGCGGCTTTGATTCAGCTAGGGGCGATTATACCAACGGTTTCGGGCAAGCCTTGTCAGGGCTTAACAATGCTCAAGCAGGCATTGAAGCGCCAATGCAGAACTTCTACAACGAAGGCGCAGGGGCTTCTCAAGTTCAAGCGGCCTTATCAGGCGCATTAGGGCCAGAGGCTCAAGCCCAAGCTTTCCAGAATTACCAAGAATCGCCAGAACTAGCCTATATGCGGGAGATGGGCGAGAAATCCGCTCTACGAGGCGCAAGCTCTCAAGGCATGGCGCTAAGTGGGTCGGTACTTGCTGAACTGAACAGGCGCGGAACAGGGCTTGCTATGCAGGGCTTTGGTGACTCGTTCGCTAGACTTGGTTCAATTGCTAATCGAGGTCAGGCAGCAGGCAATAATATTGCACAGATGCGCAGCAACCTAGCAAACAATCAATCACACTTGTACCAACAGCAAGGGCAAGGCTTAGCGAACATGAATATGCAGCTAGGTCAGGGCTTGGCAAATCTTCAGAACCAACAAGGGCAATCACAATCAGCCTTGTATCAGCAGCAAGCTAATAACTTAGCCAACTTGCAAAGCGGTAGCGGCCAAGCTTTAGCGGGTATGCAGCAGCAACACGGCCAGAACCTCGCAAACATAGCCACAGGCAACGCAGCGCAACAAGCTCAGATAGCAGGGCAACTAGGCGTGGCTCAAGGCAATGCGGCATTAGCTCAAGGTCAGATGGGCTACGGTCTATTGGGTACTGGAATAGGTGCAATGTTGGGGGGAGCTTAGGGGGTAGCTCCCTTGATCGAACAAGCTACGGCGCACTTTCACCAACTTACGGATTTTAGGATTTAATTATGGGCGTTAATGAGATTGATTTTGCAGGCTTAAATGCCTCTAACAGCATTCAAAACGGCTTACGGCTTGGCACTGCGCTTGGTGGCAAGATGCGCGATAATCGCATACAAGATGATGAGCTAGAGCAGAAAGAAAACGAACGAGCTTTAAATGATGCCGCAAAAGATGCGGCATGGCTCAAAAGCTTGCCCACCATTGCGGAGCAACGCAGAGGGCTAGAGCTCCGCATTCAGAGGGGCGAGGCGTTAGGCCGCGATATGACAGACTCTAAGCAGATGCTGGCTTTGCCAGATGATCAATTTACTCAAGAGCTTGATTATGTTTACAACAAGGCGGCTCCGCTTGTGAGTGATAAAAGCTTTCAGTTTGGCGCACAGCAGACGTTTAAGGACTCAAAAAACAACCTCTTTTTTGGCACTCAGAGGCGCGACCCGCAAACAGGGCAAGTAGTGTCTGCACTATCTCCTGTAGGCACAGCTCAAGAGCCTGTAGGCGAGCTAAAAGCGGTGAACGGTCTAGGGCTAACGGCTGATGAGAACGTAGACCAGAAAGGGAAAGAAGCGGGAGCCGTAACAGACGCGAAAAACACATCGGACTTAGACAAAAAGCCCTTAATTGAGTCGGAAGTTACTAGGGCAAGAATGTTAGTCGAGAGCGAAGTTAATAAGGCTATTAGCCAAAGATCGCAGGTATCGAGATTTGAGCAAGGGCTAGAGATTGCCAACACTCTTCTGCCTAAAGGCTTGGATGATCTTTCTGTGCTTTCTAAGATTTACGGAAAAGGTGAAAGCCTTTACCCGAACGCATTACGCTCACAGGCAGGGATTGACGCAATAGCTGAGCGGGATCGGTTTGTGAATATGCTAGCTCTTGGCGCTAGGGGTGAGCTAAAAGGGCAGGGGCCGATCACTGATGGCGAAACTGTCATGCTAGAGAAGGCGATCACAATACTTAAAGAACCAGACATTAGTCCTAAGTTAGCAGCTAGGTATATTCAGCAAGGCATGGATATTTTAGGCGCAAACGCAGGGCGCGCGGTTGATGTTGCGAACCCCACCCCTAAGACCAATAGCGGCAATGCAAGCACGTTTACAAGTAAAAGCGGTATAACTTTCGAGGTCAACTAGATGCCTACAGCAACAGCAAACGGTAAAACTTTTACCTTTCCAGAGGGTGTAACGCCTGAGCAGATGGGCGAGGCAATAGACGAGTATTTTGCCGCTAACGATGCTCCAGAAACTGACGATGCAATTAGTACGCAAACAGAACAAGCAGTCTCCGCAAATACACGCAAGCGGGGCGGTAGAAGCGCCAATGTTGGCAATGATTCGGCTGTATCTACTGACCCAAATAAAGGCAATGCTTTAGATGCTGTTTACGAGCCTATCAAGGCTATTGCAGGCGGGGCGGTTAATCAGTCTATATCTGGCTTAGCGGGGCTTGGTAGTGTCATTCAGAACTACGACAGCGCCAAAGGCGCGCAGAGAATAGAAGAGGTACAAAACGCATTGCCTGATTTCTCTCCACAAACGGAAGCAGGAAAAAAAGGGCTGCAAACGGTTGGCGACTTAATGCAGGCAGGCATTGATATTGTTAACTTTCCTATATCTGGCTTGATGGGCTTGGCTAGCTTAATCTCAGGCGGCAGTATAGACGATGCTGCAGCGATGGTTAACGGGGTTCAAAAGGATGGGCTAGGCCAAACGCTAGGCGACAAAACACTTGAGGCTACAAATAACCCTGCTTTAGCGACTGCTGCGATGATGATACCAGACGCAGCGGCTGCGATTATTGGCGGGAAAGGTGCTAAGGCGGGTATTGATGATGCTTTGGCTAGATTGCCTAAAAAGCCTCCTGTTACTTTGGTTGATGATACAGGGCGAGTTACTAGCAGCTTCCAATCAGCACTAAAAGAAAAAGGCGTAACCTTAGAAAACATATTCCCTGAAGATTTAGCGGGGCTTCCTGCCAACATAAAGCCTAAGCAGGCTGCGAATATGATTGTTGCTCGAAAGATTAAAGAGGGCGGCACTGATGGCTATCTGGCCACCAAAAAACTGGACGCAGACGGATATATTGTCGATGACCAAGCAGCTATAAACGCCATCAAGCAAGGCTATGAGGCGGGTGATGTTCAAGCAATTAAGGTTGCTAACGATGCCACTAAGTCAGGTATGCGCGAGATGATTGATGTTCGCAGAAAGATACACGGAAACACAGCAGAGGCTTTAGATAAAAGCCCTAGCGATGTTATTGGCCGCTCTGCAATGGAAAGGGTTGTTTACATCAAAAACAAGGCTACAGACTCAGCTAAGGAGCTTAATACGCTTGTAGATGGGAAGCTAAAAGGCAAAACCGTAAACACGAACAGAATTGTTGCTCGCCTGAGTGATGAGCTAGAAAAGATTGGTGTCAGGTTTAACCCTGAAAACCCATCTAAGATTGATGATTGGGCTAGGTCTGAAATATCAAAAGACCCTGCTGCGCAAAGAGTTATAAACGACACAATTGATTTATTGGCAGAGCGCGGCCCTGCTGATGCTCAGCGAGCACACAAGGTTAAGAAGCAACTCGATAGAATGATTGATTTTAAGCGTAACTCATTCGACCTAACGCCTGCGGGTGAGAAGGTTGCGAAGGCGATAAGAGCAGAGCTTAACGAAGCAGTAAGAGCGGTCAGCCCTGAATATGCTCGAATCAACGACACACTAAAAGACTCACTTACTGCGCTAGATGACTTCCAAACAGTTATGGGCAAGAAGTTCGATATAGCTGATTTGAACGCCTCAAGCAAGGCAGGCTTAGACCTTAGAAAGATGATCTCTAAGTACAAGGTTAAAGAGGATATGCGCTCTGCTGTTAATCAATTAGACGATATTGCAAATGCGCTAGGCGGCAACTTTAGAGATGACGTTAAGCAGCTTACGCAATTTAACAAGATTCTAGAAAAGCGTTTTGGCCCTGTTGAGCAAGGTTCGTTTAGTCCAGAGATAGAGCAAGCCATCAAGCGCGGCTTAAATGGCAGTGATGGGCTTAAGGAGGCGGCACTAGATAAAGGGGCCAAGTTTATTAAAGAAAACCTGATGAATCGCACAGATTACGAGGCATTTATGGCTTTGCGCGACCTTACGGGCAAGCCTACAAGTAAGCCCCGCCAATCAAGATCAGGGCGCTCCATAGTGAAAAAGCAATAAGCAGCGAGCCGCCAATAATTACGAAACTCCTAGTTATTTTGCTAGTTCTGATTAGAAAGCGGTTCTCTTGTTCTGGTTTATTCTGTGAGATGGCGTGACTTAAACAGTACGCGCATACCGCTGTAAGGATTACGTTTGCAGAAATCGCAATGACTAGAAATAGCTCCATAACAAACCCTCAAA